ACGTAGGGTGTAGGTGTTGATGGTGTCACGCACCAAGAAGTAGATGACACCAAACGGCACATCTTTGCTGACCGTGATCGGCATGTCTTCAAACGCCAAATCGCCAGGACGATGCCCAAGGTCGCCACTCGTTTCACCAGGCATGTAACGAATGTTCTCTTGAGCAAGGTTGCGATACTGAGCACGGGTGAAGCGGTGCATGATGATCGTATCGACATCTTCTTCGCAGCGTTCTGCGATCGCATCGACAACCAACTGCATGTCTTCAAGCGTCAGCGGCTGGCCACTGCTCAAACCACCTGCAGGAGCGGCAGCGTGGTCAGCCTTGAAACCGAAACCACGGAGAATGGTGTTGTTGGCTGCGTCACGAGCGTTGCCGTAGCAGTCGTCAGAGCGGACACCAAACGCCAAACAGTTGAGGCCGTTGATTTCGTCAACCTGCGGTCGAACAGGGTTACCAAAACCCGTAACTCGATTAAAAACAACCAAATCGGTAGCGCCAACAGCAGTAGCAACTGGTGCATTACCACCAACAGACGCCAGGTCGCACTCTCCATTAGCGGTATCAATGTTGGTAACTTGAAAAATAGTGTTACCCGCACCGCCATCGGTAAGCATAGCCCAGTTTTTGGTGTCATCAGCAGGGACGTGCCACAACTCATAATACATGTTTTCAATGAGGTGATTAGCACCAGAGACACGGCGATTTGCAACCACGTTCAGGTTATCAACCAAAAAGGCTGAAACCCCTTGGCCCGTGAACATATCTTTGTTCATCGAGTTGCGCACATCTTTTTCCATGCCACGCATTTCAGAGTACATAGCGCCAACAAACGAAGCTTCTGAGCCGCCAGCAGCACCCGGAGCTTTAGCTTCTGCTTGGCCAGTAACTTGGAACGATGAGTACAGGTACTTCGCATCAACAGCGAGGTCCAAGTAGCTTTGGTTGCCAGCTTCAGGAACAGGAACAAATGCGCCAGGGGCAGCAGTGCTTTCCGTCAAATAAGCAATACCGTCGTTACGACCAGTGTGAAGAGGAATAATAACTTTGTCGCCGGACCACTCGTGCGGACCTTCGGCAAAGAGGCGATAAATGAGGGCTTCTTGATTCAACTGCTCGCGAATCGGGCCCTCATACTGCTCCTTGAGGAGCTTACTAATCGTGCTTAATTTAGCAGACATTTTCTTTTCCTGTTATCGACGCCTTCCGGCACCAATAGTTTTTCTAAGTTCTTTTAGAGTTATTCCTTTTTTAGGTTCAGATAACTCTTTTGGTGAAGACGACCCAGCATGGCTAGGTCGAGGAGGTGTGTCGGGTTCTGCGCTTTCCTGCTTAGGGGCTTTCTTAGCAGGTCGGCTCATACCCAGTCGCTTCAAGATTAAATCTTCTTGCTGTTGTTCCCATGACTTAAAACTGTCAGCCAAATCATTGACCTTCAGGTTTGGGTCTTGAGACAAGCTCTGAAGAATAAATATTCTTGCAGCTTTTGCATCATGCACGCCAATGGTTCCAGTTACTTGCTCAATCTCAGATTCAATTTTTTGAACCCGTTCTTGTACACGCATCTGGTTGACGCTCTGCTCTGACGTACTTGCTTGCGCTCGTAACGTCTTCAACTCAGCAGCCATATCCTTCATGACGGACACCATGTCAGAATCAGCGTACTCATCTAGTGAGTCTAACCGCTCCAACAACGGGTCTGCCGGTTCAGGTTCCGGCTGTATCTCTTCTCCGGGCTGCTGTTTAAGAGCTTCGAGTTGCTTAAGTAACAACTCATTCGTCTCTTTAAGCGTGTTGACCTGATCTACTTTGTCTTTAAATCGGCCGTATGGAATACGATCAGGCTCACTTTCCCCTGACTCAGGTTGCGCTTCTTGTTCCTGAGTTGGTTCTGGAGTCGGCTGCGCTTCCGCCTCCGGTGATGCTTCTGTCGTTTGCCCCTCTACGGTTTCGTTTGCAGTAGGTTCAGGTGCCGGTGCTGTTGATTCATTAGCGGGTGCCGATTCCGTTTCTTGTTTTACGGCTACTTTCTTTTGAATCTCAGCAAGAGATGGAAATGCCATGATGTCGCTCCTGGCTTAGCGGAAATACACGCCAATCGTAGGCTGGCGAGCCACCTTTAGTTAAGCATTAGAGATATTTTTTGCTAAAAGTCAAGGTTGTCCCCCAACACTGATGGTTGCTTAGACACATTGTACTTACTTTGACCGAGCGGTTCTAATGTGCGCCAGGCCAATCCAGTTTTTGATTCAAAACGAACTATATCTTCAGGCGTTTGCGGGTGAAACTCCTTGAAAATCTGCATCCTCATTTCGCCAATTTGATCTAAGCCCTCAAGAGCTAAGGCTGTTGCAAAGATCATATCTGAGTGACAACCAGCGCTGTGATCAGGCTTGCCGTTTTTGTCATAAACAAAAGATGACATTTCATTGGTCAGCACAGGCGGTAGGTCTTTTAATTTTTTATGGCTTACAAGTTTGCGCAGCCTGTTAAGAATCAGGTTACGCTTAGTAGCATCCGTCCAAAACCCAAGCTTTTCGACATAGCGCTCTGCCATTTTGTCATACTGATAACGCCTGTAGAGGCGTGGGTACTCATCTAAATAAAAGTCTTCTTGCACAGACACGCCTGCATTGTTCACTTCGATTACAGCCAATGCGTTGTTGTACTGTCGGCCAAGTGCGTTTGCCTCTTTTGCGAACTGATGAACTGGGCATTTTTTATAGATCCAGGCTACTGGTCTGTATTCAGCTTTTGATGTGACATCGATAACCATTGCTGCCGAATAGTCACCATCGCTAGAGCCTGACGCTACGTCAATGCCCATAACATAGGTGCAGCCAAGCACTGGTTTTTCAATAATACATTCTGTTTCGCTAGTTTCTACAGGCTCATACTGTTCTTCAAAGAACGAATCACCAGAAGATAAGAACGCATCGCTTGGTGCTCCGGGGTACTCTTGGTCAAACGTACGCCAGTCACCATCGCACTTGTTTTCTAGTGCCCATTTCATCCAGCTAACCTGCGAAGGGCTAAGCTTGTACTTATTGACGTATTCTGCTTCGTCGTTGGTTAGTGTGCGTTCGAGTGTTTCTACCTCACGATCAGAGTATTCAATGTAATCGCCTTTGCGATCTGTATACATGCCGTGTTGTTCGTCACGCATGATCTGATAATCACGAAAAGTAAACCAAGGCAGGAACAGTTTGTAGTAACCGTTCTCTGTACGCCACCAATGGTAGAAGTAGTTGAAGCTGTTAGCGGTTGTTTCAACAAATGCGCAGCCTCGGTCGGTTAAAGCCTGCATAGCAGCCGTAAAAACTTCCTTTTGTTTGTCCCAGAACGCTACTTCGGAGCAGTGGAGGTACTGCACAGTCGAGCCACGCAGTTTATCGGGGCTATTTGCAGTAGCAATTGTAATAAAACCGGTGTGTTTAGCAAAAACTAGCTCTTTTTTGGTCGAGTGTTTGAGCGGAAACTCCTCTTTGACCCACTCAGTTAGATTTTCGTAGTAGGTTTGGTAGATTTTAAAGAG